ACGGAACGTGGAGCGGCACGGCGCATTACAATCAATCGCAGTTTAGAGAAATAGCGAATCACTATCAGAAGACGGGCGAGATGCCTTATTTTGAAATCCAGGTAACAAACGAAGACCCGACGGCCTCCATAGGCCGGCAGACGATTATCCTGAGCGGCTGTTTGTGTGAATCGTTCATACTTGCCAAGTTTTCCGTGGGCGATGAGGTTCTTGACGAGGAATTGTCGGGAACGTTTGAAAGCTGGGATATGCCTGAAAAATTTAGGGAATTACCGGGGGTGTAAGAAATGTCCGACGTATCAATGTTTTTTAAGCAGCACAAGGCGGCTAAATCAAACACATTTTATGCGGCGACGAAAAGTCTTTGTGATGAAAACGGCGAACCGCTGAAATGGGAAATTAAGCCTGTTACTTCAAAGGAACATGAATACATACAGGAAAGCTGCATGAGCGAGGTTCAGGTGCCTGGAAAGCCAAATCAGTACAGGCAAAAGATAAAGACTTCGGAGTACATAAAAAAGCTTGTTGTCGCGTCCGTAGCGGTTCCTGATTTGCATAATGTGGAGCTTCAAAACAGTTATGGAGTAAAAACGGCGGAAGACCTTGCTCTGGAAATAATTGACGACGCCGGCGAGTGGAACGGTTTTGTCCAGTTCATCAATAATTTCAACGGCTTTGTTTCTTTGCAGGAAAACATAGATACGGCAAAAAACTGATAGCGGGCGGCGACGGGGAGGCGTGTTTTATCCATTATGCGATACAGAAGCTTCGCTGGGCGCCGTCCGATATAGCCGATTGGTTTGACGCGGAACAGAGCGTGAAGGCGTTTTATTTCGCGTCAACCGAGTTGAAAATGAAGCACGATAAACAAGAGCAGGATAGGATCAGGAAAACCGGCAAAAGAGGCAGACGGAAATGAGCACGCTAACCACTACCCTCAGCATAACAGAGCAAATGACCGCGCCTATTATGTCTATTAATAACGCGATTCTCAACCTGACAAATCAATTTAACGCCGCACAAAGCGCGGCTGATATTGACGCCTCGTCTTTAGCCGCAATGCACAATCAGGTTCAAATGGCGGGTTTCGCCGCGGAACAGATGAACCAGATGATGAGCCTGATTGGCCAGACTACAGACCAGGTGACGGCGGCGCAGGAAGGCCATAACGACAGCTTGGACAAAGGATGCAAGCTTGCCGATATTTTGTCCGGCAAAATCGGCAAGCTTGCCGGAATTTTTGGGATTGGGTTCGGGATAAAAAGCACGATTGATTTTTTCAAGGATTGTCTTGCGCAGACTGATCAGCAAATCCGGGCGGAACAGCAACTGGCTAATGTTCTGGCGAATCAGGGGCGCAGTCAGGAAGATTTTCTTGCGGTAAAGGAGAAAGCGGCTGAAATCCAAAGCAGGGGTATGTACGACGAAGGATCAATGATTGCGGGCGCGGGGGAGCTTGCGACGTATATAAGCGACCCGGCGGCGCTGGCCTCCGCGATGGATACGCTCACAAACTACGCGGCGGGCATGTCAAGAGGCATGGAAGTTGACGATAGCGCGATGGTGGAATACGCCACGCAACTGGGAAAGGCGCTGGACGGCAGTACGCAGGGAATAAAGCTGAAGGGGTTTGATTTAACCGATGTCCAAAAGCAAATAATGAAAACCGGCACGGACATGGAGAAAGCTCTTATTCTCGATGAAGTTATCAGTCAATCGTGGAATAACGCATACGAAGATATGTCCAATGCGCCTACAGGCCAGATAGCGTCCATAAAAAACGCTTTCGGCGATATTCAGGAAGAGATTGGGGCGCGGCTATATCCGGTGATTATGGAGGTAATTGGCGCGATTAAAAACAATATGCCGGCAATTCAGCAGATGCTTTTAGGCGTTGTTCCGGCGATTCAGTTCATTATTCAGCGTATAAGAGACGTCATAAACGTTGCGTTTGCGGTTTATAAAGTCTTTGCCGCTAACTGGTCATGGATTGGGCCCATTATTGGAGGGATTGCGGCGGTATTAGCTATTTATTATGGTCGTTTGTTATTAGTAAACGGCATAGAAATGATAAGCAAAGGTATTAGACTGGCCTCTGCTTTCGCCACAATGGTTCAAGGGGCGGCGATGTCTATGGCCGCGGGCGCGTCGTTCGGACTAACAGCTGCGACGTGGGGTTTGAATGCCGCATTACTCGCTTGTCCGCTGACATGGATAATTTTGGCGATTATCGCGGTAATTGTGGCAATCGTAGCGTGGGCGAATTCCGTGGGCGGCTTCCGTATTTTATGGATGATAGTTGTCAATGCGATTCTTACCGCGTGGGATTGGGTGAAAATCGGCTTTTTTACGGGCATTTATTGGGTGCTCGACCTGTGGAATAAGTTGAAATTAGGGATGATGACGGCGGGAGTGGCAATCGCTAATTTCATGGGGGACATGAAAGCCAACGTCCTGATGATTCTACAAAAGATGGTCAATGGCGCGATTGATATCATTAACGGATTCATCGGGACTTTGAACAAAATTCCCGGTGTAAATATTGGTTTGATTGAACAGGTGTCATTTGGCACACGGGCACAACTTGACAATGAAGCCGAGAAACAAAAAAGAGAAGCGGGATTGCAGGCGTATCGCGATGAAATAGAGGCGGGTATAGCCGGGCGCGCCAGTGAGCTGGACGCCATGAAAGCAGACGCGCGCACGGCGACGGCTAATAGACTTTCGGAAATCGACGCGGCAAGAAACGCCGCCGCCGCCGCGGACGCTGAAAAAACAACCACATCCGATTTTGTTTCTGAAAATTTCGACGGTGTTGCTGATAATGTGGCAAATATTTCCGCTAATACGGCGGCGCAGCTGGACTCTTTTGAAGAAAATATAAAGCTATGGCGCGATATTGCGGAACGCGACGCGATTAACAACATTACCACGCCGGAAGTGGATGTAAGCAATTTAACAAGCGCAATGGTGAATCCGCCGGAATCATTAAATTACTCGCAGGATGAAATGCAATTGTGGCGAAATGCCGCCGAAAGCGATGTTGTCGACAATTCCGCGACGACGGAAATACACGTTGAATTCGGTGATATAAATAACGCTGTTTCGTCTGAAATGGACTTGGATAATATCATTGATTATTTTAGTGAAAAGGTAGAAGAGGCTCTGCTCGGCGTTGCGGAAGGGGTATACGCATAATGTCATACGAATTTTATTTCGATAAAATCAGATTGCCGGTAACGCCGCCGAAATTGCAGGTTAAAATTAAGGGTAAAAACAACGCCGTAACGCTGATAAACGACGGAGAGATCAATATTTTGAAAAAGGCGGGGCTTATGGAGATTACATTTACCGCCGTTTTTCCCAATACGAAATATCCTTTTGCCTATTATGACGGTGAATTTAAGAAAGCGTCGTTTTTTCTTGGTGAACTTGAGCGATTAAAAACGCGAACCGACAATGATGGCAACCTCCTGCCGTTTCAATTCATAGTCGCGCGGGCGTTTCCAGGCGGCAGGACGGAAGTAAATGCCGATAATGAAGAAAACCCATTCACTGTTAACGATAAATCTCTGTTTGGAACAAACATTAAAGTCGCGTTGGAAGATTACAAAATCAACGAAGACGCCCAAGACGGATTTGATGTTTCCGTGGATATAAGTTTGCGGCAGTATAAAACCTACGGGACAAAAACCCTTGAGGTGACACAGGAACAGACGGCGACGGCGGAACAGCAGAGACCCGCCGAAAATCCGCCGACAACGGCGACGTATACAGTCAGCGAAGGCGATACTTTACCAGGGATAGCCCAAAAGCAGTTAGGAAACGGCGGGCGGTATCAGGAAATTTACAACAAGAATAAAGATACCATTGACGCCGGAAACAAGGGAACGGGAAACACAAAATACACGGTTCACGCGGGCCAGGTTTTATTAATACCATGAAATTTGAGCTTATTATCGCCAATAAAGATAAGGTTCAAATGCCGGCTGTAATTGACGGCGTGACGTGGGCAACCGAACGCAGGGGCGCGCCGGGTAAACTGACATTTACCGTTGTAAAGGACGAGGCGCTTGATTTCACAGAGGGCAATCTCGTTAAATTGACCGTTGACGACGCTAAAATATTTTCCGGATTTGTTTTTGAAAAAAAGTGGGATAAGAAACAGCACATATCCGTTATGGCTTACGACCAGATTAGATATTTATTAAATAAAGACACTTATATTTACAAGAATAAAACGGCAAGCGACGTTATCAGGATGCTTGCCGATGATTACAATTTGCAGGTCGGCGAAATTGAACAGACAAGCTATAACATTCCGCAAAGGGGAGAAGATAATAAAACGTTGCTTGATATTGTCTACGGCGCGCTTGATCTCGAATTAGCGCATAAAAAAAACATGTTTGTTTTTTATGACGATTTCGGGAAGCTTACGCTTAAACCGCTTGACAGTATGAAACTGGATTTGCTTATTGACGAGGAAACAGGGGAGAATTTCAGTTATGCGTCAACGATTGACGATCAAACTTACAATAGGGTTAAATTATCATATAAAAACGAAGAAACCGGGAAACGCGATATTTATGTCGTGCAGGACGGAAATAATATCGATAACTGGGGCATACTCCAATACTACGATACGATTGAAAAGGGCGAAAACGGCGAAGCGAAGGCAAGCGCATTGTTATCGCTATATAACGCTAAGACTCGCAAACTGAAAATCACAAAAACATTCGGCGATACGCGCGTGCGCGCGGGATGTCTGGTTGTTGTAAAGCTGGCATTGGGCGACGTGAATGTTCAGAACTATATGCTTGTGGAAAAATGCACGCATAAATTCAGCGAGAGCGAACACTGGATGGATTTAACCTTGCGGGGCGGTGAATTTAATGAGTGATTTAATCCGATCCATAAAAAAAGCGGCTGTGGACGCGATAGAAGCGGCTAGTCCGGTTCAAATGGCATTTGGCAAAGTCCAGTCGGTTGACCCGTTTGAAATTGCTATTGACCAAAAGCTTATATTGCCCGAAGAATTTATCGTTATCGGGCAATATGTCCGGGAATACTCGCTTGACCTTACCATTCCCGGCGAAATGTGGCGCGGGTTCAGAACCGGGGACGAGCTCATTTTGGCGCGTATGCAGGGCGGACAGCAATACATCATTATGGACTTTATCACCCGCGTGGACGCCGATACGCGCCCGGCGCGCGTGATGACAGGCGAGGTTGTCTCAACCGCGCCGGAAATCAAAGTAAACGATTATTTGACGCTGAAATCAGACCAATTGATACTTTGCCGCAATGTCACGGAATACCAGCTTGATATGTCCGTCAGCCATGAAAGCGAAACCGAACGTCCGCCGCACGATCACGATTACATTGACAGTACGGGCTCGGCGGCGTCGCCGGTAACGAAAAAGACGCAGACGGGGCCGCATACGCACGTATCCGAAGGCCGTAAGAAATTCACGGTTCATAACGGACTTGAGGTCGGCGACAAAGTGATGCTGGTTTGTGAGCGCGTAAGTCAAAAATGGTATGTAGTCGATTATATCAGCCGCGTTGCAAGCGCGATAAACGGGGAATGGTTATGATGCTGCCCACGGTAAATGAAGCGCTGAATAATGACATTAAAATCGTCGAACAGACAAGCCGCACGTTTTATTTCGATATAGACCGGAATATCGTTTTCGGCTTCACAGACGGCCGGGAAGCGATGCGACAGGCGATCTATCTGATTTTGTCCATAGAGCGTTATAGATACGTCATTTTGCCGTGGAGTTATGGAATAGAACTGGAAGACCTTTTCGGTATGCACGTGTCGTGGGTTGTGCCGGAAGTGAAGCGGCGAATAGAAGAAGCCTTATTGCAGGATACGCGAATAAAGGCGGTGGATGATTTCAGTTTTCAGGTCGGAAAAAGAAAACTGCATGTCATGTTTACGGCGCATACGATTTTCGGCGATATAGACGGCATTGAAAAAGAGGTGAGTTTCTAATGTACGAAACAATAACTTATGACGCAATCTTAAAACGTATGTCAGACCGCGCGGAAGCC